CCCAAACCGCGCTGACCATCGCCCGTGCTCGCCTTGCCGAGGAACAGGCCAAGCCGCTCGACCCATCCCAGGGCATCTTCACCTCCCTCGCAAAGGCCGAAGCTCTCAAACAGCTCCAGTCCCTCGTCACCCAAGCTGAGGCCAAGGTCGCTGCCTTCTCCCTCTCCGGTAAAGCTCCCACCTCCGTCCAGCCATGAGCCTCTTCATTGACAACCTAATCTCCACCGCCGAAAACGAGCTCGGCGTCAAAGAGGTCGGCACATCTAACCGCGGTCCTCGCGTTGACGATTACCAGCGCGCCACCTGGCTGGAAGAAAAAGATTGGGGTGCCTGGTGCGCGGCCTTTGTGTGCTTCTGTCTTCGCCAGGCCCTTGCTAAATCCAAGCTTAAAGAAACTCCTGGTTTCAAACTCCCGCGCACCGCCGGAGCTTTTGACTTCGAGCGCTGGTCTCTTGCCCAGGACTCCTCCACACAGACCCGCAAGCCCGCTGGTTCCGATATCCAACGTGGCGACCTTGTCATCTGGTCCTTCTCCCACATCTCCATCGCCCTCGGCCCGCCCGATAGCCAAGGCAACATCAGGACCATTGACGGAAACTCTAACGCCCGCGGTTCCCGCACCGGCGGAATGGTCTGCCTCGTGACTCGCAACATTTCCAAAATTCGCTCTCGCATTCGCTTCACCATCTAATCCATATGCCCGCTGAATACAAATACCACGACGCCAATGGCACTGAGCGCACGATCTCCAAAGTGCTCGATCCTGTCCCGCTCACTGGATACGTAACTGTCAGCGGATCAAACTTCATCACGGTTGCGTCGACCGTTGGTGTTTTCCCTGGCATGGCAGTCAAGGGGACTAAAATCCCGCTTGGGGCTTTTGTTCATTCAGTTAAATCCCTGACGGTGCTCGAACTCTGGGCTTCTGCATGGAATGCGACTACAGGAGTCTTCACAACCAGCGCAGCCAACGCTAACGCTACTGCCGATGACTCCGACGCTGGCAACCTTGCCTACGCTCTCGGCTTCGATCCTACCGTCACCGTTACCAAATGGTATGCCTCAGGCAAGTGGCGTAATCTACACACCTCCGATTCACGCGCCGGACAACTTTTTGTTAGCTCCACCAACGTAGCCACGCTAACCACCCCCTACGGCATCGGTGTCGCCGCAGTTCCAACTACACATTCCGCCACCTCAGGCATCCTAGTCCCAACCGCTTACGAAGTCCGCCTTAGCGATACCTTAGCCGCCACTCCCACCAAACGCGACAACGGCGAACCTTGGGACTACTACATCCTCGTCTCCTCCCTCGGGCATCAGAGCAAGGTCCAAGCTCGCCCTGGAACTGAAATCATCTACACCGGCGCTTCAACCTAATGGCTTCTTCCGAAAAGGTTCACTACTCGGTCTTCCCCATCGTCGGCACAGTCAACGAGCGGGGATTGATCCTCTATGTCCGCGAGAATTTCTTCACCGCTTCAACGAATCTAATCCAAGGGACGACGCTCGCGAACTTTATGTCCAGCGAGAACGTCCCCAAGGGTGACGCAATCACCCAGGGTTTCGGTTCTTTCATCTACCGCGAGCAGTTGACCAAAGAAGGGAACAACCTACGTTTTGTCTTTCTCGAGAACAAGACACCCGCCTCGCAGCTTCAACCTGTCCGCCCGCTTGCTCGTATCAACCAAGTCACCGACTGGCCCGATTGGCTCTTGTCCCTCTACATGCTCGATGCCATTATCGAACTTCAGAACGAAGCCGGCTCCCTCACAATCTCCGGCGTAAAAGGACCAACAGTCACCGCCGTCACCGGTCGCCGATTCCTCGATCGCTACATCCTCATTCGCGGTGGGCAGTTTAACACCGTCCATGAAGTTGAGGAATTCTTTTCCCCTAACCCCATCCCATCTCTCGTCGCCGAGGAACCTCGTCCTGACCGCATTTTCTACAACTACTTCGGCGTCAACAACACTCTCGACTGCATCCACTCCCTCGTCACCATCCCTGAACCCTATATCTCCGCCGAGCGCATTGAAAACTTCGGCACAGAAAACGCGCGCGAGGTCGACTGGTCCCAAGGCTCCATCTTCCCGCCGACCAACCACACAGCCTACAAGCCCCACTATCGCATCCTCAACGTCTCCGAACGTGACGGTGGCTACTACTACCGCCGCCACCGTGTCCTTCCTCCTCGCATCTCCCGCCCAATTCAAATCTAGCTTTTGTGCTCGGTAAAAATGTTTGACCCACGCGAAATCGTTAAGCTAGAAGAGCTCAGGAGACTGGAGAGGCTGCAACGCGATTACGCTTTGTTTGCGTATGCCCCGCATTCTAAGCAGGAAATCTTCCATCGCAACGGCGATAAGAAGAGGCGCTACTTGAGGACTGGGAACCGCTTTGGAAAGTCGACTTGCGGCAGCGCGGAGGATGCGGCTTTCGCCATCGGCGAGAGACCGTGGATGGAAAAGGATGATCCAGACCGCTTCAAAGGGATCCCACAGCGCCCGACGAAAGGGCTGATCCTTGTGGCTGACTGGGACAAGGCGCGTGAAATCTTTACAAGCATGGAAGAAGGCCAGCGTGGCAAGCTAATACAGTGGATTCCCGTCGATCGGTTGTTGCCGCCGAAGAAGAACCAGAGCGGTGAGATTGACTGCATACCGGTGAAGAGTATCTGGGGCGGGACGAGCCTCATCTACATCGACACTGTTGCTTCTTTTAAGCACAACCCTTTAAGCCAAGAGTCCTCCCAGTGGGATTGGATTCACGTGGATGAACCGATCCCGAAGGACATGTGGATCGCGGCTGGGCGAGGACTCATCGACACAGGTGGCAGCGCCTGGTTCACCTGCACACCGATCACGGAACAATGGATTAATGAGTACTTCCTCCCGCCGAGTAAGATGCGGAAGAGCTTTGAGTTCGGCGAAGTGCATGACGACTACCCAGAGCGCTGGGTCATGACGGGTTCGACCTACGACAACTTGACGTTGGACAAGGAGAACGTCGACATGTTCGCTAACAGCCTCGACCCGAAGGAACGCCAAGCGCGAATCTATGGCATCCCGAAGGCGTCAACAGGGCTGGTTTACGGGAACTTTGAGATGGAGCGACACGTTTACAGTGACCTCCCTATTGGGTGGAAGGACTTTGACGAACCCCCAGAAGACTACACTATCCGCGTAGTTATTGACACCCACGTGAGAACGGAGCAGACAGCGCAGTTCTGGGCCACCGCGCCGACTGGTGAGAAGTTTTGCTGGTCGGAGATTTTTGCCGACTGCTACATTAATACCTTTTGCGAGGCGATTCTGGAAACGCTTAAGGGGAGAACCCCGCATCTGTGTGTGATCGACCAGAGTGCTTTCATTCCGAATCCTATTGACGGGCGGTGCCTGGCGGACGTCTTTTGGGAGTATGGCATTCCTGTGCAGAGAGCTACAAAGGAGTTAAAGACCGGGATTATTAAAGCCCGCCAAGCGCTGGAGGCCACAAGGACCTATATCCTTGCCGGCCGTGAGGTCACCCTCGGGCTTGTGCGCTTCTGCTCCTCCTGCACTGAAACCATCCGCGAGTTCTTCCTTTATACCTGGCAGAAAGAAAAGGAAAAACCTATCGACAAAGATGATCACATGATGGAATGTTTCTACCGGGCGGTCTCGCACGGGCTTCAATGGGTCGATCCAGCAAGTGAACCCCTTTCTGAAACCCCATCCACCGCTTCCGACCGTGAGCTTGACCTTACCCCTTTCGCTGACGGCGACTTAAATTCCTTCTCCCAATGACGCCAGAAATCACCGAAATGCTCGAACTCGAAGAGCATCCAGAAAACATCCAAGAGCTTCTTGAAGAAGTTGTTGGCGTGGTGAATAACTCACGCTCATTCATCGCTGGCTCTTACCCGCATTGGGACAAAGCCCTTGCGACGTACAAGCGCAAGAAGGCCACAGACGCCCATGATGCTCGCGCGAAACAAAAGGGTGAGCCTGCGAAGATGGTCGTCCCGCTGACCTACGCACAATGCAACACGCTGGTCACTTTCCTCTTCATCTCCCTCACCTCAAAGGACAGCGTCTTTGAGCTCGCCGCCACCGGGGATGAGGACTACGAACTCCGTGAGATCGCTCAAACCGTTATCGACCGTGAAGTTCGTCAGACCGGCTACCATATGCGCTTGGTTGAGGCTCTTTTGGACATGGTGCGGTTTTCCCTCGGCGTTCTCAAGACCAGCTGGACCTATGAATCTATCTTCGTCGAAACCACTCCAACCGACCAAGACATCTCCTTCCTCTTCGATCCCACCGACCTAACGATTCCGCAGGACGAGGAATCCTCCGAAGAAGAAGTCATCTTGAAAGAGGGATGCAAGATCGAAAACATCTCTCCTTACAACTTCTTCTACGACACCCGCGTTCCCATCACCCGCTGGAAAGAGGGTCGTTTCGCTGCTGATGAGCAAAGCGTTAACCTGAAAGAGCTCAAGCAGCTTGAACGCCAGGGAATGCTCGCAGGTACGAAGTATATTAACGACTTTGACAACACTCTCTGGCAAGCACGTGGCGGCAAGGCTAACAACCGCCTTGAAGGTGTCGAGCCCGCCGGCCTGACTGGCAAAACCCCAAAGGGCGACAAGATGGTCGCTCGCACATCCGTCCAATACCGCCTCATCCCATCCGAGCACGGCCTTGGTGAGTCCGAAGACGAGGAAATCTGGGTCATCACCTACGCTAACGACAACCGCATCATCGGTCTGCAAGCCCTGAACTCCCCTGCAAACGAGTTCCAATACGACATCCTCCAGCTTCTCCCCGACCAGCACGCGGATCTTTCTGATTCGCTCTCCAAGTTAATCGACCCAATCCAAGAAGTCATCACCTGGCTCATCAACGCCCGCGTTGCCTCCGTCCGTCGTAATATCGACGGTCGCCTTGTCGTCGATCAGCAGCACGTGGACATGTCCACCCTGAACACCAACGCCCCGTTCATCCTCCTCAAGAAGTCCGCCCCTCGCATGGGCACTTCCCGCTTTATCGAGCAGCTCCGCACGACCGACCCCACCGCTTCCCACTTCCAAGACTCCGAAGCGCTCATCCGAATCCTCTACATGGTCTCTGGAGTTAACGAGAACTCCATGGGAGCCTTCGCCCCAGGTCGCCGTTCCGCCACCGAAAACCGCACTGCCAACGCGGGAGCATCCGCCCGTATGAAGCTCATCGGCGCATCCTGCTGGCACGGCGGCCTAGCCTCCCTCGGTCGTAAGCTGCACCTCTCCTGCCGCCAGGACCTATCATTCACGACCTTCTCCAAGATCGTCGGTCCCGCAAAAGCCGAGCAATTCTACGACCTTTACCACCCCGCTTCCCCGTACGAACTCTACTCCTCCGAGGACTTTTTCTCCTACGACGCCACTATCGAATCCGAGCGTAACTACGTAGCCCAGTCCCTTCAAGAGCTCTTCCTCGGCCTTGTCTCCAACCCCGAAGTCTCAGCCATGATGCAGCTTGACCTCCCAGCCATGCTGAACGAAATCTACGCCCTTCGTGGAGTCAAAAACCTCTCC